AGACAAGAGATGGGAGGCAAGTTCCCGTGGAGACTCCGCGTTGGTTCAGGCAATCGACGCACGTGGCTTGCTGACTTTGTGTTCACCGTCAACCCTGATCAGGGTTGGCACGACATCAACCATGACATGAGTCACTTCATCGAACGTCGTAAGCATGGTGGTGCGCACACTGACTACCATGTACGACTGGAAGGTGCGGGAGCCAGACTGATCGTGCGCAGGTTCTTGCGCGATGAGCCCTACGTCGATCCCAAGAAAGGTCGTGACCGTGTTGCGGATCGTGCAGTCCGAGTGGACGCTGGAATCAAACGCTGGGACGCAAAGCTGAAGCGTGCGGTCAATGCGCTGAAGAAGCTCAAGAAACAACAACGTTACTATGATAAAGTTCTTGCTGAGCGCAACGCTCAATAACTCCAACAGCCAGAACACACCATTCCGGGACTCCTAGCGAGTCCCTTCTTTTTGGGCTAAGCTCGCCTGACCATGGGTCAGGTCATCTCGCTAAACTTTGGTCTCGTCCACCAACCTCCATCGTTTGATTACGACTTCGACTTCGATGATCTCGACGACGAGATAAAAGAACAACTCCCTGAGAACACTGCCGAGGTATTGCAGATGTTCTCGGAGGAGGATCTGCACTTCCTGCGCTGGCGTATCTGTTGGCAGCGCATGGCACGCGAAAAACAATTACCTCCCGAAGAATTTCTCAACATGGAGAAGTTCATCTGGCTGATTCGGTCAGGTCGTGGATTCGGTAAAACGCTTACAGGTGCAAACTGGATTGGTGAACAGGCGTGGATGGTTCCGAGTTTCTACGCAGTCATCTCGCCGACGCACGACGATGTTCGGTACACATGCTTTGAAGGTCCAACGGGCCTGTACTCAGTTATTCCTCCATCCCTCATCCATGATCGGAACCAAGCACTGCCGTCTGTCACGCTGAAGAACGGGTCTATCATTCGTGGGTTTGCGGGGGACACTCCCGAGCGTTTACGTGGACCGCAGCATGCAGCCATCTGGTGCGACGAGATTGCATCTTGGAAATACCCTCAGGAGGCATGGGACAACATCCTCTTTGGATTGCGTCTCGGTGATACTCCGCGCATCTGCGTAACGGGTACTCCTAAGCCCACTCCGTTCGTGCGCAGGTTGCAAGCGGACAAGCGCACCATAGATGTCGTGGGATCTACCTATGAAAACCGCGATAACCTGACTGACTACTTCTTCGATTCGATTGCCAAGTACGAGGGCACACGCGTTGGTCGGCAGGAGATCTGGGGTGAGGTACTGGACCCGGAAGAAGAAGGTTTCGTACAGCGCAGCCAGTGGCGCGTCTGGCCCAGTGATAAGCCCCTGCCGAAGTTCACTTACATTGTCATGTCTTATGATCCGGCGTTTACGGAGCGGAACTTCGATAAGCGGAAGCAGGAGAATGATCCAACAGCCTGTTCTGTATGGGGTGTCTTCATGCTGCCGCGAAAGAATAAGCCGCCTCTCCCTCAGGTGATCCTGCTGGACTGTTGGGAAGATTGGCTGGGGTTCCCGAACCTGATTCGTCGCATCAAGAAAGAAAGAAAGTATACCTACGGGGATGCCGATGAGCCGCTGATTAAGCCGGTAATTATTTCAAAAGCTAGGCGCGTCAAACACCAAGGACGTCGTCCCGACATCATCTTGATTGAAGAGAAAGCCTCCGGCATCTCTCTACGTCAGCAGTTGCTCGAAGAGAATATCTTGACTCACGGCTACAATCCGGGTAATGAAGACAAGCTAACGAGACTTCATTATGTTTCACCGATGTTCGCGGCGGGCAGAATATGGGCAGTTGAGTCAGAGATCAATCCGGGGAACTTTAAGACATGGGCAGATCCTCTCATCTCCCAAGTGTGTTCGTACGTCGGGCCGGGGTCTATCGAGCGCGACGATTTGCTCGATTCTGCGACGCAGGGGCTGCGCTTACTCATGGATAAATTCTTCGGTCCCTTCACGGTGGTTGACACAACTGAGGACCGCGAACGAGCACGCGCCCGTGAGATAGCAGAGCGACGCCTTGGTAAACGTGAGAATCCATATGGCTGATGAGTCTTCCGACCTCAAGCTCGACGTCCCCTACTTTATGCATGAGCCTGTCCAGCATCTGAAAGCGATTAAGTGGTGTGACGGCCACTGGGCAGAGCTGATGTTCGCCTTGAGAGAGCGCGGTCTGGACGATCAGATTGCCGAGGATGCAGAAGAGTTAAATGCGAAGTTCGTGAGCGGTGAACTCGATCCGTGTTGGGAAGGCACCAACATGATCAACATGGGGGCACTGGAGATCTTCGGACCTGACAGGATCATCAAGGAAAATGCTGGGTGTCCGGTATGCGCATTCGCAAATATTATCCCCCATGTAGCTGACCTCATGGCGCGGAAATACGGGAGCGTCAACTGATGCCACCGGAAGAAGTAGGTGCGGTCGAAACATTTGCTGATGTCCCTGATAAAGTAATCGACACTGACGACGGTGGTGCCATCGTAACCGTCGATGATGACGTTCCGAAGAGACCAGATCGTGCGTGGTATGAGAATATCGCGGATGACTTCGAAGACGGTGTTCTGGCGACAATTTGTACGCGCCTCATGGAAGATCTCGCCCGAGATGGCAAGGCGCGAGAGAAACGAGAAAAAGATTACGAGGAAGCTATCAAGCGCACGGGACTGGGCAAGGAGACGCCCGGTGGCGCTGACTTCGAAGGCGCGTCCAAAGCAGTACATCCCATGCTTACTTCGGCGGTAGTGGACTTCCAATCGCGTGCAATCAAGGAACTGATGCCACCGAATGGTCCGGTCAAGACCTACATCCCCGGTGACAATCCTGAGGTAGATCGCTTCAAGAAGGGTGATCGCATCAAGAACTACATGAACTGGCAGTTCTTGGAACAAATGCCTGAATTCCGCACTGAGCTGGAACAGCTCCTATCACAACTTCCTTTGGGCGGCTCGCAGTACCTGCGACTTGTTTACGATGAACAAAAGAAACGTCCTGTCCCGGTGTATTGGCCCAGCGACGACGTTCTTATCCCCTACGCAGCTTCGAACTTTTACACCTCAGAGCGTTGCACCTTCGTTGAGCACGTTACTGAGTTTGAATTCAAGCAGCGTGTCAAAAGCAAAATGTACACTGACATCGGAGAGGTTCCCACTTCTGCGACTGCTACCGAAGAACCAACGCGACCTGCAAAAGCGACCGCTGCTGTGGAAGGTAAGGATCAGGTTGCACCCTACAACGAGGATGGACTGCGTAACGTCTACGAGGTCAACTGCTGGTCCGATGAGCTGGACGAGAAGACCGGTTGGAGTCCGTATCGCATCACTATCGATGGTGCTGCCAGAAAAGTAGTTGCCGTCAATCGCAACTGGGAAGAAGAAGACGAGACTCACCAGCCGCTGCACTGGGTCGTTGAGTTCCCGTTCATACCGTGGCGCGGAGCGTGCTCAATTGGTCTAGGCCAAATGATTGGCTCCCTGTCAGGTGCCGCGACCGGTGCACTCCGTGCCCTCCTAGACACGGCACACATGAATAACATTCCCACCTTGCTACGACTCAAGGGGGCAAACTTCAGCGGACAGAGCAAAGAGCTACGTGTCGCTGCAGTTACCGAGATCGAGGGCGGCATTGCCGGTGATGACATTCGTAAGCTCATCATGCCGGTGCCGTTCAATGAGCCGTCGCCCGTCCTGCTCGAACTGCTAGGTGTTGTTGACGGTCTCGGTAAAGGTGTCGTGCAGACGACCTTCGAGAAGTTGGGCGAGCAAAGTACTCAGATGCCGGTTGGAACGACCCTTGCACTGATCGAAGAGGGCATGACCGTCTTCAGCGCAATTCATCTGCGCATGTTCCAAGCCATGACCATGGTCATAAAGATCCTGTGCCGGATCAATCGGATGTACTTGGACGAAGAGGATCTTAAAGACGACGTTGGAACGACACTCGCTCATCGGAAAGATTTTGATCCGCCGCATGATGTCATGCCGGTTGCAGATCCGGAGATCTTTTCTGACGTTCAGCGCATGGCACAGCTGCAAGTTATTGCAGATCGTGCTGCAGCGATGCCTGAAGTTTACAACGTCAAGGAAGTCGAGAAGCGCATTCTCGAACGAACCAAAATTCCGAATCCTGACGAATTGCTTCTCCCTGATGACACACCAGAGGAGACGAACGCAGTTAATGAGAATGCAGCGATGTCCTTGGGCAGACCCGTTGCTGCATTCCCCGACCAAAATCATTTAGCGCATTTGCAGGTTCACTTGGACTACGCAATGTCGCCTCTCATGGGAATGAATCCCTTGATCGCTCCGCGCTTTATTCCGATGCTCATGGGTCACCTCGTTGAACACATCGCATTTTATTACGTCGAGTACAACGTTGACCTTCTGCAAGCTACGACGGGAATGGACGACGAGCGGCTGGGACAGATGATGAAGCTTCGAGATCCCGAAGTTCGTAAAGAGATGGATAAAAATCTCGCACTTCAGTCGCAGGCTGTGATTCCAGCGGTGGATAAAGTTCTGTCGGGTCTCCAGCCAATTATTCAGCAGCTGCAGCAGACCATGCAGGAACTGCAGCCAGAAGAGCCGCAGCCGCCGGTCGATCCGAATGCCATGGCAGCTATCGAGCAAGAGCGTGAAGCTGATCAAGCACGACATGAACGGGAGACCGAACGCACGCAGTTGACCCTCGTAGATAAGCGCGAGGAACGTGAACACGAGAAAGAAATGACCTTTATGGAGCTTGACGCTGAGGAGCGACAGAAGGCTTTAGATTTGGCACGTGATGATGCCCAGAAAGCTCAAGAGTACGCTGCTCGACTTGAAGAGATTATGGAGCGCGAACGTGGCGAAGACGAGCGTACTGAGATGGAAATAGCTTCGCGCGAGTTGATGAATGCTGAGGACAATCTCACAGCACTTCAGATCGCAGGCGACAAGACAGTGACTGATCGGAAGAAGATCACGACCGGAGAGGGCAAAACGGACCCCCGGCCTCGCACGGATACCTAAGGTAGGTTGATCCGAGATGCAGATGTATAACCGACAGAATTGTTCCGTGAGGACTCCATATTTAATGGGAGACGATGATGGCAAACGACACAGGCAGTAAAGGCATGAGAAAGTACCCGAGTGGTCCGATTCACCAGCACAAGTCACTGGCGACGGGGTCTTCCCTGCAAAAAGCAGATACGAAGAATCTCGGAGGCGAGGTAAATCTGAAGGGCGGAATGGGCAAAGGCGGCACAATTTCGTCCAGTGGCAGCACCGGAGGTCCGCGCGGAGGGTCACCTCCGAAGACGTCACGTTCGACACCCGCGTAATTCAGGACTAATATGCCCGCCGAGACTGTGATTTTGCAGAGACTTCTGCAAAGGCTGAAGGAGGAGCAAGCCGCGTGCGTTAACTTGCTGGCGACACCGAAAGACAAATCAGCTTTCGGATACGGTGAAGCAAGTGGCATGTACCATGGCTTGTGTCGCGCCGAGCAGCTGTTCGAGGAAGTAGTCGGGGAAGAAGAAGACAGGATCTAATGATGGTTGCAAGTATGAGTGAACGAATCGCGCTGGACTACGACAATGTAGATCAAGCTTTTCCGGAAGTGGATGCGGGCTTGGTGCCGTTTGGCAGCAGAGTTTTGGTTCAAAAACGCTCGCCCAAAAAGCGCCTGAAGAGCGGAATCATTGTTCCAGATGATGTCCGGGAGACTGAGTTTTGGAACACTCAGGTCGCTAAAGTCATCTTGCTTGGACCGGGTGCTTTCAAGAATCGCGACACTCTGGAGGTCTGGCCGGAAGGCGAGTGGGCACAGCCGGGAATGTATGTACGAGTTCCCAAGTACGGAGGCGACAAATGGTTCGTCGAAGTGCCTGAAGAAGAGGCGGAAAAAACAGGCGTCGATAAAGCGTGCTTCGTGCTCTTCAACGATTTGGATCTGAGTGGTCAAATCACGTGTAACCCAATGGATGTAATCGCTTATCTGTAGGAGATAAAGCATGCCACCTGAAGAAAAAGATATTGAAGACGTCAAAGACGGCGAGAAGGAAGAAGAATACGTTGCCGTAGAGGATGACGCTGCAGGGGCTCCGCCTGACGACGGCGAGAAAGAAGGCGACGAAGAGGGCGAAGGCGCAGGCGAGGACGAGGGCGAGGGCGAAGGCGAAGGTGAGGCCGACGACAAGCGTCTTGCTGCTGATCAGGAAGATGAGGACGAGGGCGATAAGAAAGCTCGACGTAAAGTCGAGAACAAAAACCGTCGTAAGCGTCAGAAGGATGCACGGGATCGTACTGAACGCGAACTGAATTTTCTCCGTACTCGGAATCAAGATCTGGAACAACGTTTCAGTCGCTTCGAGCAGGAGACGGATGCACGTGTCACTGGCAGCGAGATTGCCAACGTAGACGGTGCTATTAACAAGGCTCGTGCAGATCTGCAGCTTGCCAACACCGTTATTCAACAGGCTGTCGATCAAAACGATGGTAAAAACCTTGCGGAAGCGCTCGATCATCGTGACACTATTCGCGACAATCTTCGCGATCTTAATGAAGCTAAAAGCTATCTATCCACTACGCGTCGAAGTGGCGGAGACGCCATACAGCAGCAATTAGATCCGCGACACGTTGCGCATGCGCAGTCTTTCATGATAGATAACGACTGGTGGGACCCGTCTGGACGTGACGAAGATTCTGTTAAGGTTTTGGAGATTGATCGTGCACTGGTCACGGAAGGATTTGACCCGACACAAAAAGATTATTGGGACGAGTTAAGAACTCGTACCGAAGCAGCATTACCGAAACGGTTTGATACCCGAAGCGGTGACCGTGGTGACGATTCTGGAGATGCGGGGTCCGGTAACGGGCAACAACCTTCGAATAAGAACCGTGGACCCTCATTTCGAACCGGTGGACGTGAACGTCCACTGAAGAAGAACGAAGTTTACATCAGCCCGGAGCGTAAATCCGCAATGGAAGAAGCTGGTGTGTGGGACGATCCAGTGCTCCGCAACAAGTACCTGAAGGCGTACGCAACTTACGACACTTCGGCAGCGGAGGGAGCATAATCATGGTAGCAAGACGTAGAACAGACACGAGACTGAATTCCGATCAATCGGGAGTTCGCGCTGATCGTCACATGAAGGACCGGAGTGTGACCGAAGACCGCGAGCTGTCAGACGATGAGCGGGTGGCTGAGTTTCGCCAGCAGTACTTTCAATCTGCATTGCCAGATATTCCAAAGATACCGAGTTACCACGTTTGTTGGCTAACTACGGAGAATCCACGTGATCCGATTCACGCACGCATGCGGCTGGGCTATGAGCCGATCAAAGCGTCGGACATTCCCGGCTGGGACCATGCGTCCATCAAGTCGGGTGAGTGGGTAGGCTGTATTGGTGTGAACGAGATGATTGCTTTTAAGCTTCCCATCGAGTTGTACGAGCAGTACATGCGCATCAATCATCACGAGCAACCTCTTCAAGAAGAGGAGATGCTCAGCAGCCAGCTCCGTGAAATAGAAGCTGAGATGAACGCAGCCGCGAAGCGCGGCAAAATAAATTTGGAATTAGAAGATGGCACAGCAGCGTTGGGAGTGGCACCGGAACCCCCTCCTTTTGCTTTGCAAACTGGGGAGGCACCGGAATGATCTTTGATCTAGTATCTGGAGGCTCATATCATGAGTTCTATAGCTTCTCCGTTCGGGTTAAAGCCAGCTTTCCATCCCTCAGGGATTATTAGACAGCAGCTGAGTACGATTATCAGTGGCTTTGCCACGAACATTTTTCAGTTTTCTCCAGTGCGTATTGACGACGCAACAGGTGCTCTTCAGCCTGCTGCTGCCGGGGCAACTAATGTACTTGGCGTCTTCGCGGGCGTTGAGTTCACGGGTACCGATGGCAGACGACGTGTCGGCAACAATTGGGAAGCCAATCAAATAGGCACAGAAATTGTCGCCTACTACGTTGGTGACCCGTTGATGGTGTATGAAATCCAAGGCGACGGTCCTGTTCTGCAGGCCAACGTCGGTGACATGGGTGATTACACTGCACTGGCTGGAAATGCAACAACCGGTCTGTCTAGCGTCGCGCTGGATGTGTCCTCTTTGGGGAATGCTGCTGCTACGCTCCGCGTAGTTGGAGTAAACCCTGCGCCTGATAATGTCGTTGGTGACTTGTTCACCATCGCACAGGTTCAGATCGCTGAGCATGCATACCAGCTCAACGCAGTTCTCAAGACGTAATCGGTTCAACTAACAGGAGACTAAGTTATGGCTGTCCCAATGAGGTCAACCGACTTTAGGTCCATTGTTGAGCCAATTCTCAATGAGACCTTTGACGGTATCTACAACCAACGCGCCGATGAATGGAAAGGTGTCTTCAAGCAACGTACGGGTACCCCCCGTTCGTATCATGAAGAGCCGGTCCTGTTCGGTTTTAACGCTGCGCCGGAAATGCCTGACGGCACTCCGGTCACGTTCGACGCAGGCGGAGTGCTGTTCATTCAGCGTTACGTCTACAAGGTCTTCGGTCTTGCATTCGCACTGACCAAGGTCCTCGTCGAAGACGGCGATCACATCCGCATCGGAAGAATTTATTCCGAGCATCTCGCTCAGTCGATGATCGAGACGAAGGAAACACTGTGCGCGAATATTCTTAATCGCGCGTTCAACGGTGCTTTCGTCGGAGGTGATGGCGTAGCGCTCAACGTGACCAACCATCCAATTGCGCCGGGAGGCTCAGCGGGTGGTGTGTTCTCGAACCTTCTGACGACTGCTGCGGCTTTGTCGCAAACGTCACTTGAGCAACAGCTCATTCAGATTCGTAATGCCGTGGACAATAACGGCAAGCGGATTCGTTTGCAGCCGCTCAAGATCGTCACGGGTCCGAGTCAGGTCTTCCAAGCTGAAGTCCTCTTGAAGTCTGTCCTGCGTGCAGGAACGGCTAACAATGACATCAACCCGATCCTGTCCATGGGACTGCTGTCTCAGGGTCAGGCAAACCTGTCGCGTATCACTTCGACAACTGCATGGTGGGTCCAGACGGATGCGCCACGTGGTCTGCAGATGATGATGCGTCGTGGGCTTGAAAAGTCGATGGAAGGCGACTTCGAGACCGACTCGATGCGGTACAAGTCCACCGAGCGTTACATTCCGGACTGGACTGATCCGCGCGCCGTGTTCGGTACTCCGGGACTCTGAACGAGGGTTCTTCACAACGTCATGGTGGAGCCCGGAGAATTGGGCTCCACCTTTCCTAGTTTAATCAGGAGTTAGACATGCCTTTGAATATTGAAGTAACACAATTTCCGAATGGTGTCGGTACCGCTAAAGACAACAGCGTACTGAATGCTATTCCTCTTCCCGGTCCCATCGCTGCACTGAGTGTCGAAGACTTCGGTCAAGACACCGGCATCGCAGATTGGACTGATCTTGCCATCGGCGCTGGCGTTGGTGGCGACGTATTTCCTCTTGGCGCTAACGGTGTCCTTCAGCAGGTTTCTGCTGGTGCAGCGACTGATGGAAATAAACTCTCCATCCAACTCGCTGGTACGGATACTTTCGGGCTCTCAGTCGGTCAAGAAGCGTGGTTCGGAATTCGCTTCAGAATTGACGATGCACTCAACACTATCCTCGTCTTCGGTTTTACTCCGTTCGACGAAACGGTAGCTCCGGTTGATGGTGTCTTCCTTCAGTCCGACGATGTCTCAGCTGCTCTCAATCTGGTTTCGATTGCTGCCGCTGGAGGTACGTCTTCTGTTGCTCTCGGTACGCTTGAAGATGACACGTGGTACGAAGCTGCGTTCTACTGGGACGGCATCGACAAGATCTCTGGTCAGTTCTCAGGACCGGACGGTGTGATCGGTGGTGGTGGAACAGTTATTCCGGGTGCGAATCTGACAGCAGTCGGATTGAATCCGGGATTCCTCTTCTCCGATGGTGTGGATGGTGCGGCGAAGACACTGGACGTTGACTGGGTTCTCTTCGGAGGCTCTCGCTAACAGGGAGGGCTCGTCATGAGACCTATTGTTCAAACGCGGCAGCTTGCTGCCGCTGATCCGAACGGCATTGCTCTCGATCAACAGTTGGGAGCAGCTGGAGATTTGGTTCTTACAGGTGCGGCGTTAGTTGATGCCGACGGTGTTGCTCAGCTAGGTACTCAACGACAAGTAATACTTGAGTCGGGTGGTAACATCGCGACTGTGGTCTTTACGGTCACGGGTACGGACGATCAAGGACGTCCGATCAGCGAAGACGTCACTGGCATTAACGGCAGTTCCGAAGTCACGGTGCTTAACTTTGCGACCGTGACGCAGATTGCTGCTGATGATGCGTTCGCGTCGGACGTTGAGGTTGGTACGACCGGAGTGGGAGCCTCGCAGGAGATTCCTCTCGATCAGTACATCTCGCCATTCAACGTGAGTCTGTTTGTGGACATCACCGGAACGGTGGACGTCACTGTTCAGTTCACCGGGGATGACGTGTTCGGTGACGCGCCCGGACCTTTCAGTTGGACAGATCATCCGAGTCTTACCAACATCACAGCTGACGACGACGCGACGTTCATCTCGCCCGTCAGCGCCTGTAGATTGCTGACCAACTCTGGAGTTGGTGAAGCAGTCCTGAGGGTAGCTCAAGCCGGACTCACCTAATGGGTGGGCTGACAGGAAGCGACGTGACCGCTGCGACGGTCACTGCCGCTCTTGTCACGGCTCCGAACGTGACTGGACCTCCGCCTACCCCCAGCGTGGGGGACATCCTTCTCATTGACGATGGCGGCGATGCTTTGCTTATCGACGACGCCACCTCAGACAATCGACTCATCGAGGACTAGCCCATGGCTAATTCAACCATCCCCAATCTTGTTGCCGTATCAGTTCCTGCACTTACAGATCTGTTCGGAGTTCGTCAGAGCGGTGATGCACGGGACAAAAAATTAACGGCTACGCAGCTTCAGGCTCTGATTGCCTCTGGAGATGTAGTCAAAGTCGGCACGCCTGTTGATGGACAGATCGGCGTATGGACAGGTGATGGAACGATAGAAGGTACGAATGACCTTGTCTTTAATGGTGGCGTCTTCAAAGTCGTTGCCAGTACGGAGAGTAGGTTTACTGGCGATTTAAAATTACAGACTGGCTCCGGTCAGGCACCGATGCTCAGGGACGTAGCGGCAGACGAAACAACTCCATCACTTTGCCCTGCGGTTGCTGATTCTAATACAGGTATCGGTTGGAAGTCCGCTGACAGGCTCGCGTTTATCGCTGGCGGTAAACGTGCAATGGTACTCGCCGAAAGCAATAGTATCGGAGTCATTCCCGCGTATGACACTGGAACGGGCCTGACCGCTTTTGCAGGTGGAGGACAAGGTAGCGCGATAACGCTGGATCGTGGATACAATGTCGTAACCACTGTTGCGACTACTGCCGACTCAGCAAAACTTCCGACAGGCTTAGCTTTCTTAGTAGGCTCCGTCGTTTATCTCAAGAACAATGGCGTGAATTCCCTCGATCTGTTCCCCGGATCAGGCGATGATCTTGGAGCCGGAGTAGATACTGCTATCGCGGTTGCGGCAGGAGCGTCAGTAGCATTCATAGGAACGACTGAAGGCTCAATCTGGACCCAACTGATCTTCGCGGCTGGAGGAGGTGGAGGTGACGTAAGTAAAGTCGGCACGCCTGTCAATGATCAAATTGGTGTGTGGACCGGCGACGGTACTATAGAAGGTGTCGCTTCCTTACGATACAACAGCTCGCTGGAACTGTTCGCGGACTCTATTGTATTAGGAGATTTGGAAAGCGTTAAGATCAGAGAAACTCTGGTGAACACGATTGCATTCCGGTTCTCTAATTTCGATAGATGGAGAATGAATAACGATTCTTTCGCTTCTTCAGTTAGTGACGGCGCTTTCCTGAAGCGGACTGGCGTATCGGGCAGTGTGCCATCGCTCGTACCTCGCTCTGGCGACGAGAACACAGGTATCGGCTCCGCTGCGAGCGACCAAATCAGTGTAGTTGCTGGTGGAATTGCAGCTATTAGCGTCGTAGAGGCAGCTAGCGTTATAACAATCTCTCTGGTGGGTACTACGAGAGGTACTAGCGCTAATGCGTTTGGCTTAATCAATGAAAACGCAAGTGCGACGAACCCTACAATCCTCCCCAACAGGGCCGACGAAGACACTGGCATCGGCCAGAACGCAGTTGATCAAGTCTCGATCATCGCTGGTGGACTAGAAATTGCGCGTCTTACTGAGGTAGGTGGCCTTCCGAATCTAATCGTTGACCCCAGTGACGCGAACACCGGAGACGTTACATTATCCTTCGGGGGTGGCGGAAGTGGGTTCCGTCAGTCAGGTACTGCTCTGTTCGTAAAGGTCGGAGGCGTATCGAAATTCGCGTGGGATGCTGATCTCTTCGTATCGGCGTTGTCTGACGGCGCAGGCATGTTGAATGAATCGGCATCTGGTACGAATCCAACACTGGTTCCAGATCGCGGTGATCTTGATACGGGAATCGGATCAGTTGGTAATGATCAGCTTTCGCTCATCGCTGGTGGTGTAGAGATCGCACGAGCGACAGAAGCTGCGGTAGATCAATTCATTGTTTCACCGGGAGCGATACTCGGTAGTGCCGCTCTTCCGTCGCTCGCATTCGGTGACGGAGACAGTGGCTTCCGTGAGTCAGTCGATGACGCGATCAAAGTAACACTCGTCGGAGTGGACCGATGGACCTTCACCGCAGATCGCTTTGTCGCAGTCGCAGGAAACGGTCCTAGCCTACAGAACGAAGCGTCCACTGCCACTAACCCGACGTTGATTCCTGCTCTTGGTGATGTATCTACGGGGATCGGTGGCGTTACTACTAGCCTCTCGCTGATCGTTGGTGGAGCTGAACGTATTCATCTCGATACTTCACTCGCGACTGCAAACACATTCACGGGGGATTGGAAAGCTGCAAATGCTACTGGTCCTGCCCTCATTGATGAGGCTGCATCGGCTACAAATCCGACACTGGTTCCGACTAAAGGTGATGAAGATACAGGAGTAGGTAGCAACGGGGCTGATACGCTTTCACTCATCGCTGGTGGCGTTGAGATGCTACGTTTAGAAGAAGGCACGACCGACCAAGTTCTCATTGGTCCAGATGGCAGTGCTGCAGACCCCGCTCTTTCATTCATAAGTGACCCCGATACGGGACTCTACTCTGTCACTCCCGGCATTATTGCGATGTCAGTTGACGGCATAGATAGATTTCGGTGGGTAGGCAATCAGTTTCGTGGAGCGACAGGGGGCAGTCCTTCGATACAGAATGAAGTAGCATCTGCATCAAATCCAACATTGCTTCCAACTCAGTCCGATCTCGATACAGGGATAGGCTGGACAGGCACTGATCAGTTGGCGCTCGTTGCTGGTGGTCTTGATTGTATGACCGTAAGAGAGACGGCGAGCGCTCGACAAATAGGTTTCTACACGACTGCACCGATTTCATTGCAGACCGGTGTTGCGGTGAGTGCCGCAGCGATTCACGCGGCTCTGGTCGCACTGGGACTAATTACCGCTTAACAGGAGAAAGAAATGAACAAGAACGTGGGACTGACGTACGTGAAGGATTTCTCGTTCCCTGCGGAGCAAGGTTTCTCTGGGTCAGCGGGCGTGCACAAAGTGCGCGGTTACATGCGCGGCGGGCACGTGAAGTCAAAAGCGTCACAGAAGATGCCGCCTACCGTCAAGGGCCATGGTGGCGCAGTGCACGACAAGCTTAAGAGTGAAGGCGCGAAGATGGGCTATGCCTACGGTGGTCAGGTGAAGCAAAGCAACACCTCTGCTGAGTTCGTTGCGAAACGTGGTAAGCAGAAGACCATGGACCACGGTGTGCAGCCTGCTCGCAAGGGACGCACCCAGCAGGAAGTTGAAGCTGGTGGCACTAAGCGATTGAAACCCGGTTTCAAAAAAGGCGGAGGCGTATGTAGAGTTCGTATGCCCAAGAACGTGAAAGCGAAAGGTGGGCTCGCAAAGTACGCCGCAGGTGGCTTAGCAAAAAAAGCCGTGGCGGCTCCGTAGAGAAGACGGCACGCAGAGTCGCTAAACAAGTCATGGACCGGCACGTCAGATCCCCGAGACCAAAAGGTCACGGGACAAAGCCTCGTGGTGGTCGTAGCAGAGTGCGAGGAGGCGGCTACTAATGCCCACAACTGGAACAGTCGGTTCGACCGTCTTCACGAATCAGCAGATCATTGATCATGCTTTTCGTCGCTGCAAGATGGTCGAGCAAGAGATCACGGGCGAGCACATAACGATTGCTCTCGACCTGCTGTGGTTGTACACGCAGACATTGGTCAACAAAGGCATCAAGCTGTGGAATGTTATCCCGCTCTTGCTGCCGATCTACGAACGTCAGGCAACTGTCCCCTGTCCTGTCGGTACCGTAGACACGTACACCATCAACCTGCGTAATCTGAACCGGATCACGGGGGATGCAAGTGCTACGGAGGGGGTCGCTGACAATGCATTCGATAGCGATCTGACCACTGCGTGCACGCAGGTAGCTGCTGCGGGCTCGATCACGATGGGACTGGACAGTGCTACGAACGTGAATACCTTCGGCATCATGCCGAATGTCTCAGGACTTTGGGACTACGTGATCGAGGGGACGAACGATAACTTCGTGAGTACGACGACACTTCTCACGCGGGTGGAGCAAGTTGTTGTTGCAAATGAGTGGCTTTGGGTGGACGTTCAGGGTGTGTTGGGAGGCGTCAACGATTTCGCTGCGTATCGACTGCGCGCGACGGGTACCACGGTGCTCGATGTCATCGAACTGTTCTACGGCAACAAGCCGAATGAGATTCCGATGTACAAGCTCAATCGGAATGACTATGCAAACTTGCCTGACAAAGTAAGTACCGGCAGACCGACTCAGTTCTGGTACGACAAACAACGCATTCAACCAGAGATAGAGCTTTGGCCGAGCCCCGGAGCTGAGTTTACGTTCGATCAGATCACCGGTTTCGTGCAACGACAGTTGCAAGACGTCGGTGCGATGGTGGATGAACTGGAGGTGCCGGATCGTTGGTATCTTGCCATCGTATGTAACTTGGCATCAGAACTGGGCAGAGAAATTAAAGAGGTGGACGAGGTGATCATCCCTCGACTGGACCTCGATGCAGAAAAGTATTTGAAGGATGCATGGACGGGAGAGACCGACGAGTCCGAAACGTACCTGCGTCCTAACATCTCCCCTTACACGAGGTAGTCATGCCAGTATTTTTAGATCCAACTGGGAAAACGACTTACGGAATAGGCATCTGTGCTCGATGCAGTCGTAAGTTCTTTTTGGAAGATCTGCACTCGGACCCAAACTCACCGGGTCTGAAAGTTTGCATCGACGACCTTGACGATTACGATCCGTACCGTCTGGCTCCGCGTCAAGCTGATCGAATTACGCTCCCGTTTTATCGTCCTGATGAACCCCTGACGGCAGGCGGACCAAACCCGAACCCGAACTCACTGTTCGGTGTTCGAGAAGCGATTGGTGAGAGTCCGCGTGCAACGGAAGACGGAAGATTACGCGTGCTTGAAGATGCGACCGTGAACGATGATGAGGTAGATCTCGATGGCTAACATAAAAATCTCAGCTCTGCCTCCAGCCATAACTCCTCTGGATAATGCGAACACTTTATTAGAGACGACGGTTCTCGAAGCTGGGGAAGAAGTAAGCCGACGAATCACCGTCTCGGACATCGTGGCTGCAATAAGCGGTCTGGATGCCACGTTCTTAACGCTGTCTAACAACGCGAATCTACCGAACGAGCGAGTGCTGACTGAGGGAACCAACGTCACCTTCGTTGACAGTGGTCCGAACGGTACGCTGACAATCAGCGTAACAGGTGGGGGATTCGGCGACGTATTTAAGGTCGGAACTCCTGTAAACAACCAACTCGGCATCTGGACAGGTGACGGTACTCTCGAAGGGACTGACCAGTTTACTTTAGTGAGTGATCTTCTCCGAGCTGGATTGGGCAATGGACCCGGAATGCGGAACATCTCATCAACGAGCGCAACCGTCGCTAGTCTTTTGCCCAGACACGGTGATCCGAACACAGGAATCTCTAACGCAGGAGATGACAGATTAGGTTTAACTGCTGGTGGCGTCGGAGGAATGATTCTCGTCGAAGCTAGCGCTGGTGTCGTTCACGCATTTGATAGCGGTCTAGGGTTGACAGCTTTCGCGGGAGGTGGACAGGGAAGCGCTACTGAACTTTTCAGTTCATACAGCGTGGTGACGACTGTTGCGACAACGGGTGATTCGGTAAAGCTTACAGGATCAAATCAAGTAGGCTCACTCATGTACGTCAAGAACGACGGCGCGAATGCCTGCGACGTCTTCCCCGCAGTTGGGGATGATCTTGGTCTGGGTGTCGGCGTAGCACTTTCACTTCCGGCTGGTCAGTCGGCTGCATTCATCTTAACTATCTCTAACACCACTTGGACTCAGCTGATATTCGAAGCTGGTGCGTCTGGTGGCGACGTCTTCAAAGTAGGCACGCCTGTTGACAATCAGGTTGGAGTATGGACTGGCGACGGTACGATTGAAGGTAACGACAATTTCCTTTGGGATGGTGCTGTCCTTTCTACATTCGATGCCGGTACGACTGATGGCTTGTCGCAGGGTCACGATGGTCTGAAGTATGAGTTCTCCTTCTCTGCGTCTAACTCAGTAGATTTTTTTGGCACAACTTCCAGTTATCAATTCGACCGCACGGTTTCGATTGGCGGTATCGGAGGTTTTGGAAGCCAAGGATTATTCATCGACGATACGAGTGGTAGTAGCGTCGGAATACAGTTGCGAACCAGTGGTATCAACCAGAGTGGTGCAGGCATAGGAGCGTTCAACTTCTCCGGTATGACCGAAGTGGGATTACTGGGAGTTCCTTTCAAGTTGACTGACGGTGCGGCGGACACCTTCACTACCTCACTCGATGGGGCAGACATCAATTCAGTTGCCGTAGGGATTGCGGATTGGAATATCACGGGTCTCACCGGTCGCATCATGCAGGATGCAGAGACGCTGGCATTCGTGTCAGAGATAACTGGTGTTTCGTTCCCAATCTTAGCTCCAGATGGGACGGCTGGTGCTCCATCGTATAGTTTCGCTTCCGATACAGACATCGGCATGTTCCGTGTCAGTGCAGATATTTTAGGATTAGCAGCCAGAGCGACGTTGATAGCTCAGGCTGTTGGTGCTCTCGGTGCTAATCAATTCGTTGTCGCTCCCGGAGCCGTTCAGAACAATGTTTCAGCTCCGGATCTTGGATTCGGTGATGGCGACTCCGGCGTCATGCAGACTGTTGATGACACCATCGCTCTGGTCGCAGGTGCAAATTTAGCAGTTCGGTACGCAGAGGCATCTGGCAGTGTAATTCAAACTAATAATAGCGACGTTGCACTGACTGCAAGCGTTACTCAGACGCAAGCTGGAGGTCTCGCGCTGCTTAGTTCGTACAACGAGATTTCAACTGTAGGGACGACGGGCGACGCTTTAACTGCATTCGATGTTTTTCAAGGTACTCGCCTCGTTGTCGTCAACAATGGTGCGAACGATCTTCAGCTTTTCCCAGCTGTTGGTGATGACTTTGGTGCGGGCGTCGATGCATCAATTACGATTGCTGCGGGAGATGTTGGAGTATTCCTTGGGCGTGATTCTGTAAATTGGGACGCTCTCCTCAACGCCGCTGCTGGTGGTGGTGGTGATGTATTCAAGGTCGGTACCCCAGTCGATAATCAAGTCGGCGTTTGGACTGGAGACGGCACCATAGAGGGGACTACAGGACTCACCTATGACGGGTCCGCTCTTGAAGTTGCCGGGACAATACAAGTTTCAAATGCAGCCGGTCCTGCAATGCTGGACGAGGCTGCGACCAGCACTAATCCGACGCTGGTTCCGAATCGTGCCGATCCTGATACCGGCATCAGTGGTAATGGAGTTGATCAACTCTTTCTCGTTGCTGGTGCGGTTCAGATGCTCCGAGCTACGGAAGTTCCCGGTTCCAGACAGATCACCATTACTCCCGGAATTATAGACAACAATCCAGCACTTCCAGCACTGGCATTTGGTGACGCTGACACTGGCTTCTATGAGTCAGCCGACGACACCTTGAAAGTATCCATTGACGGCACTGCTAGATTTGTCTGGGCGGCGAATTCGTTCAACTCCGAGGTAGCAACCGGACCTGCGATGCTGAACGTGGCATCGGGCGCTTTGATTCCGGTGTTCACCCCGGATAGGTCCGATTCGGATACGGGTCTGGCATCTGCTGGTGCCGACATACTCACTCTGCCTGTAGGAGGCGTCGAAGCTCTGCGGCTTGCGGAGGTTTCCAGTCGCATCATCCAGACCAATGCGAACCACGTCGGACTCACTGCCAGTGTCACGCAGACGCAGGGAGGCGGACTTGCACTGCTCAGTTCGTACAACGAGGTTGCAACGGTAGCGAACGAGGGTGACGCACTGACTGCGTTCGCCGTGACCGAGGGCATAAGGCTCGTCGTCATCAACAACGGAGCCAACGGTCTCCAACTCTTTCCGGCGTCAGGCGACGACATCGGAGCCGGTGTCAATGCGGCAATTACAATTTCAGCGAACAGTGCTGCCGTGTTCTTAGGACGTGATGCCACGAACTGGGATCAACTGCAGAATCAAGGTCAAAACGGTGGAGCGGTATTCCAAGGACTGGGAACTTGGAGGTACAGGACTGAGATCACGAGTCCTCCAGCCAGCGGTCAGGTCAGATTCAACAACGCTGATCCGACGTTGGCGACGGAGATGTTTCTTGCCGAGACGAATGCTAACGGCACCGACGTCAACAACTTCCTTGACCTGCTGACAGCAGGCTCAATCTTCTACATTCAAGACAAGGCTATCTCAGCCAACTTCTTCCTCGTGGAGATCAGTTCCAACGTTGACAATGGAACAGACAGGACGTTTGGAATTGCGAACATCATACTGGAGGGTGCGGAACCGAGTCAGAATACTGAGGTTCTCATTGTCGCCACTGAATCAGGTGCGGACCAATTAGTATTTCCAGAATTCCAGTTCTTCGCTGATCAACTGGAGAATCCCAACAACGCGGACTGGACGGTCAACGCGCTCGCGCCTGCTTCACCGGACAGCAACAACGCAGGACTGACGGTAAGACTGTTCGATGACACGACAGAGGAAGGCGTCGGGTTCACCATAGAAGTTCCCGCAGATGCTACGAACATCGTCTTCGACTTCGTAGGACGTGCAGAGACTGGTCCGGGAGTGGCGAACACCGTCGGTCTTGACATATACAACCGGGGCATCCCGGACAACGCGGCAGTCCAAGCGTGGAGTTCAGCGACGCAACTGACGGACCTTGACATACCGACCAACGAATTCTTCCAAGAAGATACGCAGACAGTGGCGCTCGCTACTCTCGGCGTAACGGCAGGAGAGACCACTCAGTTCGAGCTGGTTCGTGTGGCTCCGACCGGAGGGACGGATTTGACAGGCGACTGGGACTTGCTGCTGATGAAAGTGAGTTTCACCTGATGGCTATTCGTACCAATGACGTTGACGGATCAACCTTTTCGTTTGTTGATCCAGCGAATATTTTTACGCAAGATCCGTTCTCAGCGATGGCGTGGGCGAATCTTTATTCTGGTGACAGTAATCCCCAATCTCGTACAATCATTACTGTATGGGACAACCCCACTAGCAAGTCATGGTTCTTAAAACCTAGCCAAGTCATAACGCTTGAAATACGTGCGTCGTTATCATTTGATGGTTCTGCGAATACTGTTTTGAACGGGACCACACTTATTGCGCTCGACCAGTGGAATCACATGGGTTTAGATTTTGATGGCACCGACCTGCATCTTTGGTTGAACGGGGTATTGGAAGCGACATTAAATGACCCCGGAACTGTATTTGATGATGGTGAAGACTTCGGAATCGGCGGCACTAGCGACGGTGGCAATACACAAGATGTTGATACAGCAGATGTGCGATATTACGACAGGATTTTATCAGCGGAGGAGTGGCTGACTATCTTCACTGCGCAAGGTCACGATGGAATTGTCGAGGGACTTTTACTCCGACCACTTTTGAATGACCGGGAATCCGGCATCCTTGTAACTGCGAAGAATCCCATTGATGCAGGTCCGGGTCAAATTGCTTATGGAGGCGAATTCGGTGCGCCTGTCCCAGAGTATGTAGAAGATGGCGGACTCAGTTTTAGAAGGAGAGTGTAGCGATGGCAGCGGTACTCAACAGAGCAACGAAAGAATTCAAAGCGTCGGCTCACACTCCGAACTACAGTTCGGTGGAGTGGATCATCAACCCAGATTTGTCAGCGGTACAGGGTCAGCCGAAGAAATACTGGATGATCAATGGCGACGTGGTCACGCTGGCGACTCCGGCGGAGCAGATTGTCATCGACGATGCCCTCGCTGCTACGCGAGCCACAAAAGCTAAAGAGGAAGAGAAGAATCGGTTCGACAACGAACGACTTTTGAAAGCATTCGCGGAGTTAGTTTTGGATCAGTTCAACACGTTACGCGCAATCGAGGGACTGCCTGATCTAACTTTCGCACAACTGCGGACGGCAATACGAGACAAGATTGACGTCGGCGCAAACTAAAGGGCGAAGATAATGGAACAACCAAGAATAGATCTCAATCAACAGCAAATCCAAATGGCTGCTAACGCAGGGGTCACCTTATTGAACACACCCGGAGCAGTGAAGGTTGATGGTCCGATGGCTAGCAGCGGAGTGGTAAGAGTTCTGTTGCAGCTGTTGATGGCTATCGCTAATAACGAGGTGTTGGTGGTTAACACTCCTGTGAAATTGGAGGATGCGCCTCCAGCGGATGACTCATCGACGGAGCCTCCTAATAAGAAGGTAGCAGAGGCAGTTGCAGTTGCCGTGGAATCGTCAGGAAACTCTGAAGAGGCTCCTCCTGCGGAGAAGTAAAATGGCGAGGGTCACGAAAGAGCAGGGAATCAACATCAGCGCGAGTGTCTTCGTGTCGTGGCTTACGATTGGAGCCGCATTCTGGCTGGTAGCGAAACCCATTTTGGTTGCATCTGTCAGTACAGCGATGGCGGAAGATATTAAGCAGACGGTGCAGCAGGAGATCGCGCCGATCAACGCGGCTTTCGTGGCTCTTCTTCAAACGAACATTGCGAACACTCGCCGGAAGATTGCGAGGTTGGAATTCAAACGTGATCAGCCACCGAATGGTGATTGGACAGCGCAGGATTCTGAAGACATGGTGAATCTCCAATTAGAATTGTCGAGCAGCGAGTCGGCTTTGGCTGCTCTAACGGTTACGAACACGAGCTGATGGAACTTACACTGAAACGATTCTCTGGTGCCGACGAGTCTACTCTCGGACTGATCTTTGTTCATGAAGATTTCTTCTGCTATTCGCTGGAGGATCAGCACAACGAGCCAAAGATTCCGGGAGAAACTCGCATTCCCGCAGGAGAGTATGAGATCAAATTTCGTAACGAAGGTGGCATGCTCACACGGTACAAGAAACGATTTGACTGGCACAACGGAATGCTGTGGCTCCAAGACGTACCGGGGTTTCGATTTATTTATCTTCACGTCGGCAATAAGGATGATGATTCGGACGGGTGCATCCTTGTTGGCGACGGTCAAGTTCAAAACGTGACTGAGCGAGGTCAGGTGACCAGTTCAGTCGCAGCATACAGACGACTTTACGAGACCATCACGGAAGCACTGTCACCCCTGCCGCCCTCCCAAGCGACAGAAGAAGTGTGGATCAAAATATACGACGAAGACGAGGAGATAACATGAACACGATCATCGGAGCGTTTGTCGCAATGGTTATCGCATTGCTGACGGCAGCATTGGCGCTGCTGAGCGGGGAAGGAGTCACTTCTTTGAGTGATATCTCTGGTCTTCAGTGGACCATCCTGATCATTGGCGGAGCACTTACATTTTCCAAGGACTTCCAGACGATTACTATCCGACGTCTGGCAAACAAAGTCACAGGCACGGGTGACGGAGGAGGTGCCGTAGGATGAACTACTTAACCGTAGGAGTACGCCAGTATCAGACGTTCTTCCTGCTCGCAATCATGTTGCTGCTGCAAGCATGTGCAGCATCCAACCCGGTTGCGAAAGCAGAAACGATTGAGCAACGTGCGTTTGCAACGTACGGCACATTCGTGATCATCGAGGAGCAAGCTGCGAAGTTGGTCTCCAGCGGACAGATCTCGGACAGTGCTGTGCGTGCTATTGCACGTGCAGATTCGCAAATAAAATCAGTGGCAGATGCCCTGTTAGATACCGCTCTGGAATTCGTAGTGATTCGGGCGCAGTACGAAGCGGGGGCAACCACCGAGGAAAAGTTTGTAAGAGCCATGAACGAATTAAATGGATGGATCGAACGAGCAAGACCTCTCATTGCCACTCTCATAGCCGCAGTTAACGAAGCAAAGGAATAGATATGATTGAATTAATTTTAATAGCCATTCGGGGACTCGCAGTGGTCACCAACAACCCGGCACTCGGTGGTGGGTCCAGCGTCAGGATGCAGGAAGCATCCGAACTTCTGGGTCTGCTTGGTGAGTTGCTGGAGCGTGGCGACGAAGCACATGATGACCTCGTCGCGTTCACGAAGGTAATGGAAGGTATGGCGAAGCAAGGTAGATCGCCCTCTTCTATTGAGTGGGACACGCTCCGTTCTCGTAGCGATGCTGCGCACGATGTTATTCAGGAGGCTGCTGCAGCAACGGAGGAACCGGAGGTAGAGACGGAACCGGAGGTAGAGACAGAGCCCGCTCCTGAAGGGGAGCCAACCCCCGATCCCGATCCCGACCCTGATCCTAAGCCCGAGTCCGAAACGGAGTAATCCATGGCTGTCTCGATGACATTCAACTCGCTCCTTGAAGATATGCGTAAGTATCTGGAGCGAGGTACGGCTGTCGATCCCAGTGTGTTCGACCAGCTCCCCAGCCTTATCAATTTGGCTGAACGGGAGCTGGCGAATCGGTTAAAGATACTGGGATTTGTACGGGTCGTGACCGACACGTTTGGCGTCGGGCAGTCCGTGGTGCCGAAACCTAATCGATGGCGAGATACGATCTCGATCAACTTCGGTGTGGGAGTAGAGCAAGAGCGCACGCCATTGTTTGCTCGCTCCTATGAGTACTGTCGGCGCTATTGGCCGGATGAAGACACCACTGCTCAGCCGAAGTTCTACGCTGATTACGATTACTTCAACTGGCTGATAGTTCCGTCAGCGGACCTTGCATATCCATTTGAAGTCAACTACTGGGAGTTGCCTGCGTTACTGGATAACGTCAACCAAACGAACTGGACAACGGATTTCGCCCCCAACAGTCTGCTTCATGGCGCGCTCTTGCAGGCAACCCCCTTTTTAAATAACGATGAACGCATTCCTATTTGGGAAGCGATTTACGAGAAAGACGTTGCAATACTCGAAGCGCAAGACATGAAGCGCATCATTGATAGGAACGTCACGAGGGAGGCTGTCTGATGTCTTACACCGATGTCTTTGGCGGAGAGCTGATCTTCCCGTCGGAGATTAGTTACCTTGCCATTACGACCGCTGTGGATATCGAACTGCAGTGGCCGACTGAGCAACAGATTACAGGTGACAACGTCGTTGCCGATGTCATGGACATCACGACTTCCGTTGCATCGCTCAACATCGACATGCCGGAT